AGGTTTTGAGCAGTCACCTATTACCTTAAACAACCCGTTTGACACTACAAGTGGTTCTGCAACGGTTACAGTCAACGACACGGCCCACGGGCTAACGACTGGAGACTATGTTACTTTCAGCGGGGCGGCTGCGGTAGGGGGGATACCTGCGGATGTGCTCAATAATAATTACAAAATAACAGTCACTGGGGCGAACACCTTTACAATCACAACCCTCGTAGAGGCTTCTTCTACAGTAACAGGAGGTGGGGGCGCGTCAGTTGTAGCTACCTATACGGTCTTTACGGTGTTGCTTACCAACCCCTTTGACACTACTTCTGGTTCGGCGGTTGTTACCGTTAATGATAATGCTCACGGGGGCACTGTTGGAGACTTTGTAACGTTAACTAGTACCGCAAGTGTTGGTGGGTTAACCATATCTGGTGAGTATCAAATCACTTCAAGATCTACAAATTCGTACACCATCAATGCCGGATCGACTGCAAGCTCTACAGTAACAGGTGGAGGCGGCGATGTTACCGCTAAGTATCAAATTAACGTCGGACCAGAATATCAAATACCTATTGTTGGGTGGGGCGCTGGTTCGTGGGGTGCGGGTACATGGGGTTTTGGGGGCACTTCTCTTATTAGTTTGCGAATCTGGAGTCAGTCTAATTACGGCGAAGATCTTGTGTTTGCCCCAAGAGGTGGCCCTATTTATTACTGGGATGCAACTGACGGGGTAGAAACTAGAGGGCTAAACATAGAATATCTTTATGGTGCTTCTAACGTTCCTACTATTCAAAATTTAGTTTTTGTATCTGACATTAACAGGTTTGTGTTTGCACTGGGGGCAAACGACATTTATAGTGCTATTCAAGACCCTATGCTTGTTCGTTGGTCGGATCAAGAATCCGTGGTCAATTGGACTCCTTCGGCTACTAGCCAAGCGGGCAGTGTGCGTTTATCCCACGGTTCTGAAATTTTTACTGCTATTCAGACTAGGCAGGAAATTGTAGTTTTCACGGATTCGGCGCTTTATTCCTTACAGTATGTCGGTGCACCGATTGTCTGGAGTACGCAGCTTCTTGGTGACAACATATCTATTCTTGGACAAAACGCTGCCTCGCTAGCTTCCGGTGTAATTTTCTGGATGGGGGTGGATAAGTTCTACAGATACGATGGTCGGGTACAAACACTTCGTTGTGATCTTAGGCTGCATATTTATAGCGATATAAACTTATCCCAGTACCAACAAATCTTCTCCGGTACTAACGAGGGATTCAATGAAGTCTGGTGGTTCTACCCGTCCGCAAACTCCACGGTGGTGGATAAATACGTTGTTTATAACTACGTTGAAGATATTTGGTATTACGGAACTATGGGTCGTACGGCATGGCTGGATTCGGGGCTGCGGGATTATCCGCTGGCAGCAACCTATTCGTATAACTTAGTAAACCACGAACAAGGTGTTGATGACAACGAAACTGCTACCCCCACTGCGATCAACGCATACATAGAGTCTGCCGAATTTGATATTGAGGATGGGGATAGGTTTGGGTTTGTCTATAGGATGGTGCCAGACTTGACCTTCCGGGGGTCCACTGGCGATCTCACACCTCAAGCCACTATGACACTTACCCCGCTACAAAATTCAGGATCAGGTGCTAACGTGCCTGCTTCGGCGGGCGGCAGTGATAGTGCAACCATACAACGCATAGCCCAAGCTACCATCGAAGAATTTACGGGGCAGGTGTACATACGGGTGCGTGGTCGTCAGATGATTCTTAAATTTGAATCAGATAGACTAGGTACTCAGTGGCAGTTAGGCTCCCCCCGTATTGATATCAAATCTGATGGTCGCCGGGGCAATACATGACTAAGCGTCTAGATGGTACCCCTAGAATTGACCTTGAACTTGACGGTAGGGCAACAGGACAAGGCGCATGAGTTTAATTGTTACAACAGAGTATGAGCTTAATAGGGTTGTTGCACCGAACTTACCGCTTGCCCCAATGCAGTATGACTCACGGTATCAAGAGCAATTTAACAACGTCTTACGCCTGTACTTCAACCGACTTGATAGTTTATTAGCACAACTTATGGCAACGACATCATCCTTACCGGTAACGTTACCACCGACAACTTACGATGCGTTTGGTAGGCAGCGTGTAAGCCAACCCTATACACTTTTTGATAGTCAAAATCGCTACGCTGCGGACAATCAATTTGATGCCTCAACCACTGGGACAGGCACCACATCGTTTTTAACTAACGAAGCTGCGGTCAAGATGGAAGTTACTGGCGCGGGTGTTGGCTCGGTGGTGCGTCAGTCTTATCGGTCTTTCCCATATCAGCCGGGAAAAGGACTTTTGGTATTAGCTACCTTTGTGATGGACAGTAGTACCAGTACTAACTTGACACAACAAGTTGGCTACTACAACACGCAAAACGGCGTGTTTTTTAAACGCACAGGATCAACGTTATCTTTCGTGCTTAGGTCTTATGTAACAGGAACAGCATCAGATGCTAGAACTGTTAATCAATCGGATTGGAACGGCGACAAATTAGATGGTACGGGTGAGTCAGGTTTAACGCTTGATACATCTAAAGCTCAGATTCTGTGGATGGATTTTGAGTGGCTAGGTGTCGGATCTGTTCGATGCGGATTTATTATTAACGGTCAGTACATCGTATGCCACACCTTTAATAATGCCAACGACATTTCTAATGTCTACATGACTACGGCAATTTTGCCGGTTCGGTACGAAATTGAAACCACAAGTTCTGCGGTTGCTGCAAGCATGAAAGCAATCTGTGTATCGGTTGTATCAGAAGGTGGCTTTGAACAGACTTCTATTGATCACGTAGCCCGACGCACTACAATTCTTGGAACTATTGGGACAACGTTTCTACCTCTAGTTTCCATCAGGCTTGCTTCTGGTCGCACGGGTGCAGTGGTGTTACCCAATCGAATTCAAGCACTTCCGACTACAAGCCAAAATTATGAAGTGGCTCTTGTTAAAAATACGACACTAACAAGTGCTACATGGGCGGCAACAGTCCCTTCAGATTCCAACGTAGAGTTTGATGTTGCAGCTACGGCCATGACAGGCGGTACAATTGTTCAGACAGACTACGTTACGGCATCTGGGTCAGGCGGCGTACAGAATACTAGTGCAGCTACGGGATACAACTGGGACTTACAGCTTGGGGCCACGATTGCCGGGGTCAGTGATATTTACACGTTAGCTATTCGCACTGTATCTGGTGCGACAACAGGCGATGCTGTTGGGTCCATTTCCTTTTATGACTTAACACAGTAGACCTACCCCACCATGATACATCCAGCACTTCAAAATCTACCTTCTGATTGGGGGAGCTACACTCCAGCCCAAAAAATAGATTGGTTTGGCCGAAAAAGTGTTACCGCAGAAGACCTGCGGGAATTTGGTGTGCCTGAATCCGACATTGAGTACTCTGTAAAAATTGGATTAAGCACATCTCCTTCCGTCTTTAGATCTTGGATACTAGAACCAGAATTTGCGAACCCCTACCAAAATATTGAAACTGGGCAATCTCTTTCTAGAGAAGGGTTCAAGGATTATTCCGATAGTATTGTTCATGCCGGAGAGACTAGTTGGGAAGGTAAGTGGCTCCGTGACGATACGATCAACTTTCTCAAAGGCCAGATCAATAGCGGCAAGTCGCTATACAAACTTAATTTCACAACCCCCGGTAACTCGGATGCTTGGCACGTTGACGATATTGCTAAGCGGTTAACTGCACTTGGTATTACTGATCTTGCTCAGATCGGGGTTGATGAAAGTAAAGGTGTTTATAACAAAGTAACGGGCCAGCCGCTAGACACTGCCATGGTAGGTGGTAAAGGTGGCAACATCATTGGGTCTACGGGTGCAGGCAAAGGCTATTCAAACTATACCGTACAGACCGATGCGTTTGGTAGTCCCATCATTGTTCCTGAGTGGGATACGGCTAATTTTGCAGCTAAAAATCCGCTACTTGTACAAGCACTATCGTTTGCCGCATCGTTTGCAATTCCCGGTATTGGTCAGGCTATTGCACCCTATATCAGTGGCGTTGTCGGTGCAGCGGCAGCACCTGCGGTATCTCAATTTTTAGTACGCACGGCAGTTAACACTGTTTTTAATGGTGGTGATCTAAGTAAAGCTTTTGTTAGCGCCGCTACAGGTGAGATCTTACAAGGAGTTACGCAAGCCATAGGTGGCGCTATGGTGGATTCGGGTATCGTTAATTCGATGCAGACCGCCACGGCAATTGCCAGTCCGATGGTTAGTGCATTGAACGCTGTGCTCCGTGGGGAAGATCCCATGAAAGCTTTGGTTAACGGTACAGTTAATTCTGCGGTTAGCTCGGCTATTAGTAACTACGCAACATCTCAAAAGCTAGACCCCACTTCCCGAACCATGCTTCAGATCGGCGCGGCTGAAGCTATTAATTATTTCCGCACAGGAAAGTTTGACCCCAACGCACTGGCAATGAAGTTTGTCGGCATGGGTATCGGGCAAGCTATATCCCAATCTATGGCAAGTGCAGAAGCTAAAGATCGCATAGCCAACATGTCGGTCGATGCAATCAGAAGTATAAAAGCCGATCCAGTGGCGATGGAGGCTATACGCTCTATAACTGATGACCCTGACGAAATCTTACATGCAGGAAAATCCCAATCTGAAATAGACCAGATTGACTTAGGTGAGTTTAACAACGGTAATTTACGAGCTACCGACGAAGATGTTAAGCAAATATGGAAATCAGAGTTTGGAGAAGATCCTACTAACGAACAAATCGCTCCGTTGCTGGGCGCAGATAGAGATACGCTAATAAAAACAGTTAATACTACTAGAGAAAATGAAATACGAGCGATAAAAACTAGTCCTGAATATATAAATAAGCTTATTGATTATGTAAATGCAAACGTATCCCCCGACACACCTCTTTCGTCAATAACTGATTTACAAATAAAAGAATTAGGTGATAAGTTTGACGCCGCGTTTGACGCTTGGGCTAATAACCGTACTGTAAAAGATATTGCAGGTGCATCATTAGGTGACATATTAGCAGGACCGACATCTCAAATTGTAACCTCTGATGGTGCAGTAAAAATTAGTGGGCAACCCTCTAATTATTACAATGAAAACCGCCCACCCAACGGTTCTTTTATTTTGCCGTACGGGATGCGGTACGCTTCTAAAGATGAGATAGCAAATTGGTTTAAAAGCTATGGTGCGTCTTTACCTGAAGATGTATACGTAGGGTATACAGAAAATGGTGGCAGGGCTTTTATTACCACTAACCCAGAGGGTGCGACAGCCGATAATCCTATAAACAAACCCGATGACTCTTCAGCAATGGGCGCTATAAACGCGCTTAATTACGCTAACGAATTAATTGCTAAGTATGGCGGGAGCGATACTACTAAAGCCGTTCTAAAAGATATCCTAGCCACGGGTACTTACGGTCTTGCGGAATTAACGAACTTAATTAATGATGCCGCATGGGGTACGGGGTTAGTTAGGCGTGAAAATGTAGTATCTAACACCGCCAAGATGCTTATGGAATGGGGTGCAGATAAGCAGTCTGATATTACAAAAGCTCAAGAAAAATTATTTAATGATGAGTTGGCGGTTACGGAAGGGGTTGTAGCAAAGTCTATAAAAGCTTTTGAATTAGCTATGAAGTACCCCCTAGGTGGGGCAACGTTATTCTTCAAAGAGTTTGTACAAGAAGCCCCTGCTTGGTTGGCAAGTGGTGGGGTGGGCAGAGTATTTTTAGGTTTAGGGTCTAAATTCCTTGCAACCTCCGCAGCGTTGGGTACTAATGCAGTGATTCAGGGAGGCGAAGCTTTCGGCGCGGGGTATGGCGCTACTTACGACAACATTATGAAAGCCGGGGGTAACAACCCTGCGTTAGAAGAGTACGCTAAAACTCAAGCCTTAAAAACCGGCGTGCAGGCTCTTGGTATTTCCTTGGTTAGTTCTGGTATTGCAGACAGCTCCATAGTTAAGATGCTCATGGGTGATGTGTCCAAAATGTCTGCAAGCATGTTTGCTAAGGAAGCGACTAAACAATACATCACTAACTGGGGCGAAGAATTTTCTCAAAATGTTTCTGAACAATATAATTCTTTTGGAAAGGTAAATTGGAACGACGCACAATCCGCAGGTGCTATGGGGGGTGCTATGGGGTTGGCTATGTCTTCAGCGATGATAGCCCCCGGAGCCATTAATTATTCCGCATTAGTTGCCAAAGATGGTGCAGGTAACCCCGTTACGCTTGGAGAATATCTTAACGGTTCAAAGCAAATAGATCCTGCGACGTTTAATAATAACGCCAAGATAGCGGGCGATTTAACCGCAGGTGATTTTAAAAACTACTCACAAGTTGTAGAGGACGATAAGTCTATTACGACAGAAGAATTTTTCCGTACTACCGAAGCATTACGTAGCGCAGGTATCGACCCCACCCTTGGTGCAGTAGAAGAGATTGCAGGACAAGCATCTAATTTAACAGGCGACGATCTTACAAAAGCAATCGATAGTTATATTGACCCACGAGTCACTGACTTTGTTGAAGTTAAGCAGATGATGAAAGACTTAGGGTATGACAATCCTACCGATGATGAAGTTGCTCAGTTCGCAGGGGTGAGTGCGGAAGTCGATGCACAAAGACGGATCGACGAGTATGTAACTAAGAAAAAGAAAAAACCCGCTGAAGAAAAACCCACGGAAGAGACCTCCGAAGAAGAGACCTCCGAAGAAGAGACCGATACGGACACCGATACGGACACTGATACCGACACCGATACGGATACGGACACCGATACGGA